AAGTATCAGTACGACCGTTACAACGATGTTTACAGATATGTTCCACTAAACGGTGACATTGCTGGTCTTTGTGCCCGTTCTGAAACTGAAAATGATGCATGGTTCTCACCTGCTGGTTTCACTCGTGGACAAATTCAAGGTGTTGTAAAACTCGCATTCAATCCCAAGCAAGCACATCGAGATGACCTCTATGTTGACCAAATCAACCCAGTGGTTGCCTTCCCAGGCGAAGGTGTAGTACTCTTCGGAGATAAGACACTACAAAGCAAACCGAGTGCGTTTGATAGAATCAATGTAAGACGACTCTTCATTGTTCTTGAGAAAGCAATTGCAACTGCCGCGAAGTTCCAACTCTTTGAGTTCAATGACGAGTTTACTCGTTCGCAGTTTAGAAACTTGGTTGTGCCTTTCTTACGAGATGTACAAGCACGAAGAGGTATCTTTGACTTCAAGGTTGTATGTGACGAAAGCAACAACCCTGGCAGTGTAATTGATAGAAACGAGTTTGTTGCAGATATTTACATTAAACCTGCGAGAGCAATTAACTTCATCACTCTTAACTTCATTGCAACCCCAACAGGTGTTGACTTCACAGAAGTAGGTGGATAAAAAGGCAATTTATGGGTGGCGCCTTTCGAGGCGTCACCTATATAATACAGAGAAAACTTTTAAGGAGTTAAAAACAAATGAATGTAAATGACTTTTCATCAAAACTAATCGGCGGCGGCGTTCGTCCCCATTTGTTTGAAGTAACTGGTTCGCTTGGTGGTAGTTCCCCTCAACAAGAAGGACTTATACCTTTCATGGTAAAGGCCGCTCAACTTCCTGCTTCTACAGTGGGTATGATTGAAGTCCCTTATCGTGGTAGAAAGATTAAGATTCCAGGCGATAGAACTTTTGCAGAGTGGACAATCACTGTTATTGCTGATGGTAACTTCGAACTTCGTGATGGATTTGAAGATTGGATGAGCAGAATTAATTCACACGCAGGTAATGTTTCAAATGATGCCGCACACAGACCAGGTCAGTCTACTGGACCAGTTTATGCAGATTGGGAAATTAACCAATTAGCAAGAGATGGTGGTGTGTTAAAATCATATAAATTGATGCATTGCTTCCCAACCGAAGTATCTGCAATGGATGTTTCTTATGAAACCACAGATTCAATTCACGAATTCACAGTGACACTACAATACAGTTATTGGACTGCACTCGGTAAGAAGAGTTCGTTCGGTGGGTCAGTAACAGATGGTGACCAACCGTCAGGACAGAAGTTCACTAACACTTAATTTGAAATTTTTATTATGAAGGAATGGTTTTATGCCAATCGATTTATTTGGATTCTCCATAGGAAGAAAGGGCAAAGTCCCTGCAAAACCACAAGAAACCTCCCTCGGTGACCAGTCAAGATTAAAGTCTTTTGCCCCACCAGAGACTGATGACGGCGCCGCACTTGTTGAAGCAGGGGGTTTCTATGGTTCTTATATTGACTTTAATGGTTCAATTAAAAATGACATAGACCTGATAAACAAATATCGGGATATGTCATTACACCCAGAAATTGAAATTGCTGTTGATGATATTATAAATGAAGCAATAGTTTATGATGATAAACAGAATCCATGTGATTTAATATTGGATGATGTTGATTTATCAGAGTCAATTAAAAACAAAATTCAAAATGAATTTGAAGAAATACTCAGACTTCTTAAATTTAAAGTGAAGGGGTATGATGTGTTTCGAAGATGGTATATTGAGAGTCGTTTATATTTTCATATCATGATTGATGACAGTTCTCCAAAAAAAGGAATTCAAGAACTGAGACCAATCGACCCAACAAAGATAAGAAAAGTCAAAAAGGTACAAAAGAAACCAAAGGGAAACGGTGTAGAGAGATTTAATATTATCGATAATGTTGAAGAGTTTTATGTTTACAGTGAATTAGACAAAAACCCAACACTATCCGAAGGCATTAAAGTTGCACCAGACTCTATCTGTTATGTTCATTCAGGATTGTTTGATGCAACAAAAAGCAGAGTGTTTGGTTATCTTCAAAAAGCAATCAAACCTCTTAATCAACTAAGAATGATTGAAGACGCGGTTGTGATTTATCGCATCTCTCGTGCCCCCGAACGAAGAATTTTCTACATTGATGTTGGTAATCTACCAAAGAATAAAGCAGAACAATATCTTCGTGATATTATGAATCGTTATCGAAACAAACTTGTATATGATGCAAGCACGGGCGAAATGAGAGACGATAGAAGGCATATGTCTATGCTAGAGGATTATTGGTTGCCAAGAAGAGAGGGTGGTAGAGGAACTGAAATTTCTACTCTCGATGGCGGACAAAATCTTGGTGAAATGGATGATGTCGAATATTTCAAGAAGAGATTATATCAAGCATTAAATGTTCCGAGTAGTAGACTGGAGGCCGACAATGGATTTAATATGGGTCGTTCTGCGGAAATTACTCGTGATGAATTAAAATTCTTTAAGTTTATTGACCGTTTAAGAAACCGATTTTCTGATTTGTTTAGTCAGTTATTAAGAATTCAGTTAATTCTAAAAGGAATCATAACAGAGGATGACTGGCCAGCGATTAGCGAAAATATGGCGTTTAGGTGGTTGAAAGATTCTTACTTCAGCGAGTTAAAAGAGGGTGAGATTCTAAAAGAAAGATTAGATATGTTGAGTCAAATTGATGACTATATTGGAAAGTATTATTCTTTAGAGTATGTAAAGAAGCATGTTTTACGGCAAAGTGAGGATGATATTAAATTGATAGATTCTCAAATCAAAGCAGAACAGGAAGCAGGATTACATGGCGATGAGGAACAAGAAGGAGACTTTTAATGACTAATTCAAATTTAAACAAAATGGTTTCTGCCGCTTTGGAAAAAGATGCAATCGGATTTAAAGATGCATTCGATGCGGCCACAATAGAAAAGATAAGCACAGCGATTGATAATAAAACTAATAACATATCAAAAGATATAGTAACATCAGCAGAATCACCAAAAGAAGATGCCTAAATACAGGCATAATACCCTACGAAACTATGAAAATAACTAAATAAAAGTAGTAAATTTCAAGACACATATAAAGGATAATCCCATGAATTCTTCTAAAATCTTTGATGCAATTTTGAGCGAAAACTTATTAGATGCTAAAAATAATCTTCACGCTGTTCTATATGATAAACTAAACAATGCACTTGAAGAAAGAACATTAGAGATTACTGATGAAACATACAACCAAACCTGCGAAGGTAAGGATTGTGATGAAGCACTCGACCCTGTAGATAAGAAAGCACTAAAGGGAAAGCACAAAGATAGAGAAGACAAAGACATCGATAATGATGGAGATGTCGATTCATCGGATAAGTACCTCCATAAACGAAGAAAAGCAATAAGCAAAGCAGTCAAAGAAGAAAAGAAGAAAAATGACCCACGCTTTAAGGAGCGGGGTAAGCACGATTGTGCCACTCATGTAAATCACGAACAGTTTGGTGAAGGTACATGCGTTCATTCACAACACGCCGCTCCAGACGAAGATGGAAATATTGCATGGTATGATGTAATGTTTGAGCATGGTATCGAGAAGGGTGTTCCAATTACAGAACTCAAGGTAACTGCAAGTGAAATGCACGAAGACCACGACCATGATATTGAAGAAAGTTCTGCCGCAAGAAAAGCACAAACTCGCAGAATGGGTAACTATGAATATGGAACTGGAAAAATGAAGAAAAGGGGTTCTGACCCCGACCGTGCTTATAAGAGTCTTGGCGGTAAAAAAACCAGTAAGCGGTCTTTTGACATGAGGGTAAAAAGAGATGAGAGAGGCGACACCCAAGACCGTCTAGCAGATAAAAGAGCAGGTGAAGTTCTCAAAAAGCAAAAAGAACGAAAAGCAAAAGAGAAAGAAAGAAAGAAAGAAACAATTGCAAAAAGGCGTGATGCTTTAGACAGAGAAAAGATGGCCATGGACCGTAAGAAACGAGAACTAAGACATGATAGAGAAACAGCAGAAAGGACTTAAACATGGCAGGTATGCTTTTATTTACAGAACATGTTGAGGATGTAAACTACATCACCGAAGCAAACGAAGACGGAGTAAAAGAATACTTCATCGAAGGTATCTTTATGCAATCTGAGAAAAAGAATCGAAATGGTCGAGTATATCCCAACGATGTCTTAATGAAAGAAGTAAAAAGATACGATAAGACCTATGTCAAGGCAAACAGAGCAATGGGTGAACTAGGTCATCCAGATGGTCCTACGGTAAACCTTGAGAGAGTCTCTCATATAATTAAAGAATTGAAACCACATGGAAATGATATAATCGGGAAAGCAAAAATTCTAGATACACCATATGGTAAAATTGTAAAGAATCTCATGGAGGAAGGTGCAAAATTAGGAGTATCTTCACGAGGAATGGGTTCACTGGAACAGAAAAACGGAGTCAATGTCGTGAAGGAAGACTTCATGCTTGCCGCAGTTGATATTGTTGCAGACCCATCCGCACCAGATGCCTTTGTAAATGGTATCATGGAAGGTAGAGAGTGGGTATGGGACAATGGGATTATTCGTTCCAGAGAAATAGACTCATACAGGAAGTTAGTTGAAAAGGCATCTATAAAAGAATTAGAAGAAACTAAGTTAGATGTCTTCAAAAGGTTTATGTCAAAATTATAAAAAATATAAATAAAGAGACTACTAGTACTCAAATACGACAACAAGGAGTAATCTAAAAATGGACTATAAAGACCCCATTGCAACAGCAAAAGCAATTCTTGAAGGCGAATATCAAAAGAGTCTTGAAGAAGAGTTAACCAACGAAGAAGAAGTTATCGAGGAAGATACCTTCGACTTTGACGATGAATCATCTGATTCTGACCTCGAAGAGGCAAAGCACTCTAAGAAGAATGAAGAGGAAGACGATGATGAAGAAGACGAAGACGAAGAAGAAATGGACGAGGCCTACGGTAAAATGAATGCCGCTAAAAAAGGTAAAGTCCCACCCCAATTCATGAAGAATGTTAAGAAGAAGGGTGACGATGACGATGACGAAGAACTCGATGAAGCAGAGACTATTCTCGATGTAGAAGATAATCAATCTGCTGATGGTAAGAAAGCAACTAAACCAGAAAAAGGTAAGAAGAAGCAACCAGAACCAAAGATGAAACCTTCTGATGCCTCTGGTAAAATAGACACACCAAAGATGCAAGAGCATATGGATGCCTTGTTCGGTGGTGAAGAACTAAGCGAAGATTTTAAGGACAGAGCATCCACAATCTTCGAGGCCGCTGTTGCTGACAGAGTTAACGAAATTGAGACTGAACTAAGAGAAGACCATGACAAAGTTATTACAGAGCATGTAGAAACTCTTCGTGCAGAACTCACAGAGAGACTTGACGATTACTTGGGTTATGTTGTCGAAGAGTGGATGAAGGAAAATGAATTAGCAGTCGAGAAGGGCATCCGAGGCGACATTGCTGAAAACTTCATTCATGGACTCAAGGGTCTATTCGAAAGTTGCTATGTTGATGTACCAAACGAAAAGTATGACCTTATCGATGGTATGGCAACTAAGATTGAAGAACTTGAAGAGCAAGTAAACGAAGGTCTTAATAACAACATCTCACTACGAAAAGAAATTTTAGAGCATCGTTGCACTGAAGTATTCGTAGAGGTAGCAGAGGGTCTTGTTGATACTCAAGTAGAAAAACTTCGTTCCCTATCCGAAGGGTTAGAGTTTGAAACAGAAGAGCAGTATCGAGACAAACTCAATGTTCTTAAGGAAAGTTATTTTGGAGATAAAGATGCATCTGAGTCTTCAACTGACTATGTAGAGACAGGTATTGTCAATGAAGGCACAGAAGCATCACAAACTGATAACAGTGTTATGAATCGCTATGCAAGTGCTATCAGCAGACAAGCAAAAGGTAAGTAAATTAATTTAAAACCAGACTGATTAATCAGAATCAAAGGAGAAATTTCAGATGGATACTCAAATGGCCAATGCGGAACAACTTAAGGAAAAGTGGAATCCCGTATTAAACCACCCTGACATGGAAGACATTCAGGACAATTATCGTGCTGGCGTTACTGCTATTCTCTTGGAAAACCAAGAAAAAGCACTACGAGAGCAAAATCTTCACGAAGCAGGCGCAGGCGCCAACGCCGTCGGCGATGGCCTTGGTCTCGCAACTGCTAACAACAACAGCAACATGCAAGGTTATGACCCAATTCTAATCTCGCTCGTTCGCCGTGCTATGCCCAACCTAATGGCATACGATGTTGCAGGTGTTCAACCAATGACAGGTCCTACAGGACTTATCTTTGCAATG